AAGCTGCAATGCTTGTTATAAATAAAAATGGAGCCTGCAGTTGTTGCCCCTACCACCCACCCATTCAATGAAATAAGCTGTTGGTCTTGTGTTTTGTTTTTTTTTTTTTTTTTTTTTTTTTTTTTTTTTTTTTTTTTTTTTAAGAGAAGGAAAAATTTTTTTTTTTTTTTTTTTTTCTTTTTTTTTTGCAGGCTGGAAAATGGGGAAGAATTTTATGTTCAAATTATTCTTCCTTGATTTTAATGTGCTCTAGTATGAGCTAGGGCACCTCATAGCTGAATTCCAAATCTAGACAGGAAGTCCCTAGCAGCTGCACTAACATTTGACTTCTTCCATCCAAGGCCACTCACAACTGCCACTGCATTTGTTACTTCAGTATATTTTTGTTGGGTCCATTGAGCAGCATCCAAACCAGCATACTTCTGACGCATTGTTTTCTCTAAGTACTTTGCCTCCATCAATTTCTTCTGAACTTTGTAGATTCCAATAGCTAGAGGATAAAATTTGAAAGCCTCTAGAAACATTTCTGACCCTGGGAAGAATGACAGATACACTTCTGGCCCATCATTCCAGGTTATTCCATGAGAAGCAGCAATAGGGTTTATTATCTTAGCCATAATTACCAATTTTTCAGCCTCTTGGACACTCAAAAATCTTTCTAAGACATATCTTGCCAAATATCCACTAAGCCTATGGAGAGTTAATGCCTCATCTGGGACAGCCATACCTCTATTGTTGGAGAAGTGAGTATTGTACACCAAGACTTTCCAGCCTGCAAAATCAAGAGTAATAGTCTCCTCACTTCTTTTTGACAGCTTCTCTTTAGCAAGCTTCCCATTTATATAGAAGACCCTGATGTTGTCATAGGTCAATCCAACAGTATACTTCCTTTTAAAGTTGGTATATTGCACATCAGGATTGAATGTGCTAGATGTAATTTGCCCAACATCTTCAAATGCTATTTCTGACATTTTCAATATTAATATAGATTCTTTATCAAAATATAGTTTGTATTAGT